TTCTGATACCAAGCAAGACTTCTTTTAACAGACTCTGGATCAACTCTTAATTGTTGAAAAGGATTAGCCATTTTTATTATTTATCGATTCCAAGCTCTTTTTCTGTTAATATTTCAAAATGCCAGCCCTTTGTCTTGCAATATTCTCGTGCTGTTTTCCATTTAGCCTGATTAACTCCCCACGTAAAGACTTCATTGATATAATGTTGAGTTCTACGCTTTGGCTTTTCAGGTGGAGCTACAAACTTTGAAGGTTTAATTTCTATAAGATACTTTGTAGTTTTACCATCTTGTTGTTTAACCTTCATGTAAAAATCTACGAAATATCTGTGGATCTTATTGTCTACAGGAGATCTATAAGGAATAATAATCTCTTCTGAGCCCCATTCTAAAACAGAACTATTGTGATCGCAGTATTTCATAAACTTTAATTCCCAAGTGCTTCTGTAGATGACTTGAGTAGGATCACCAATATATTTGGAAGGATTAATAACTTTATACCTTCCTTTGTAAGTTTTGTCTGAATACATGATAAATATTATAAACTATCTAGGAATTAGTATTTATGGCAATTTCTCCAAATGGTCAAGTAGGCCCAGATTTCAGACCAGTAGGGTTTGATCAAAGCGATCTTAAACCACAAACCTTTGGCCCTCAAGGTGGACAAGCAGGGTCAATGAACTACTCTGTCAACCAACTTAAATATCCTCTTTACACGGGCATGGATAAAGACTTACAACACTACATGGTGTTTTTTGTTAATATCCGTGGTAAAAGTAAGGCTACAGACTTTAGCCGTAAAACAGAAATTAAACCAATTGGTCAGAATAGATTCTCAGGTGAACAGTTGGTTCAAGGTGGAGCAGGAGTATTAGGTGGTTCAGCTGGTATTGCTCTTGGTGCTTCTTTAGGTAAGTCGGTTGGTGCTAACTTAGCTAAAACTAATATCCAAAAAGTAAGAAACATTGTACTTACTGGAGCTGCTGCAGCAACTGGTGGCGTTGTTGGTGCTCAAGGAACTCAATGGTTAAACGACAAACTAAAAGCATTCGTTCCAGATAAAACATTTAGAATTGATACAGCTATGATGTTAGCTATTAATGAAAAGCCATCTGTTAAGTATGGTGTCGATTATGATGCTAAAGATTTAGGTACATTCATTGGTTATCTTGCAGGCGGTGTTGGTGGTGTTGAAATGGTTCAAGGCCAACAAACAGCAGAACTTGCTCGTGCCATGGTTCTTAATCTATCAAACATTCCATCTGGTATTGCTAATGCCTTAGGTGGTAACTTAGCTATTTCAGAAGCTATTCAAGCTGGTACTGGTTTAGCTCCTAATCCATTCCGCGAGCAAATCTTTAGAAATGTCGATACAAGAACATTTGTTTTTGATTATAAATTCTTACCAAGAAGTAAAGCTGAAGCTGATAGTGTTAAGAACATTATCTATAAATTTAAATACCATATGCACCCTGAAGTATCTGATGGTGGTTTATTCTACATTTATCCTTCTACATTTGATATTGCTTACTATTTCAAAGGTAAAGAGAATACAAATCTTCACAAAATCTCAACTTGTGTATTAGAAAGAATGGCTGTTGATTATGGTGGTCAAGGATTCAATACATTTGAAGATGGCGTTCCTACAGAGATTAATATGAGACTTGAATTTAGAGAACTAGAAATCATGACTAAGAAACGTATTAGTGAGGGTTACTAATTATGTACTTTAAGAACTTTCCATTAATAAACTATACGCTTGACAGCGGTCTTACAAGTTTTACAATGACAGATATCTTTAGACGAGTTAAGGCTGATGCTAATAACATTCTAACTTCTACAGCTTATGATGAATATGATATAGAAGATGGCGATACACCTGAAATTGTTGCACATAGAATATATGGAGATTCAACATTACATTGGATTATCCTTATTACAAATGAAATTATTGATCCAAGATATGATTGGCCTTTATCATCTTATGCATTAGGTCAGTATGTAGCTGATAAATATGGGTCAGCTAATGTGTATTCTACAAAGCAATTTGAAGATTCTAATGGTGATGTTGTTCATTCAAGCTTTGCTGGAACGAAGTATCCAATATCAAATATCACCTATGAAGAAAGATTGAATGAAGCAAAGCGTAGAATTAAAATTTTAAAACCTGAATTTGTATCAGTTTACGTAGAGAGATTTACTGGATTATTAAATAATGGCTAATGAACAACTGAACTCAGGAGTGAGAGCAGCTGGTGATGTTAAGATAGATGAAGTAGTTCTAATTACATCAAGTGGCGAAGAACTCAACATAAAACTATATGTTGGTGAGCTCAATCTTTATGAAGACATGTTTAGAACAGGTCTTTATGGCAACCTCCTTGTAGTAGATAACTTCAATTTAACTCAAACATATGCCTTAACTGGTGATGAATTTATTCGTCTAAAATTCTCAACACCAAGTATGGCTGATTCTGAAATCTTTAAGACGTTTAAAGTTTATAGTATCACAGATCGTATGATGGTGAATGATGCTGCTAAACAAAGCTACATCATGCATTTTTGTAGTCCTGAGATTATGATTGATGCTTTGAGTCCTGTACATAAAACATTCTCTGGTACGGTAGACGATGTAGTTAAAAAGATATTTGAAAACTACGTAGCAACTTCAAGAACTGGAGGCAATCAGTTTTCAACTCTTAATATCTTAGGTAAAACAATTAATCAAGTAAAGTTTACATCTCCAGGATGGAGACCTTTAAAATGTTTAAACTGGTTAGCAAGTCGTGCCTTAGGTAATGGGTATCAAAGTCCTGGATATCTTTTCTTTGAATCTAACAAAGGATTCTACTTTGCTAACGTTGAACAGATTGTTGATAACGCTATCAAAACAAAGCAAGTATATCAAGAATACTACTACTTTGCTAACAATACATTTACACCAGGTTTCAATAGAGATTCAGATATTGATACACAATATAAGTTAGCAGAAGACTTCAAAGTTGTTGAATCATTTAACAGTCTTAAGAATGCACAGACTGGATACCTTGCAAACCGTTTGTTTACGCTCGATGTTGTAACAAAAGAATACAACATTTGGGATTACGATCACGTAAATAACTGGAATGCCTATAAACATATGGGTAGTGTGAAGGGTCAAGCTATTCCACCATATGCATCTGGTGAGATTGGTATGAATACTTTGAGAAGTCCAGCTGGATTCAACCAAGTAGCCTTACAACATTCACAACTTTATACAGGATTTAAAAATAACGTCCATGATAAAGCAAATGAGATATTACCAAGACGTCTAAGTAATCTTAATGAAATACAAAACATAAAGATTGAGATAACTGTTCCTGGACGAACAGATGCAGAAATAGGGTCAATGGTTAAGTTTAATTATCCTGATGCAAGTCCAAGAGATCCATCAGATTTAAACAAACAAAAACTAGATAAATTATATTCTGGGTACTATCTAGTGACAGCGATAAGACATAGAATTACTTTAACAAGACATATCATGATTATGGAACTTGTTAAAGATTCTTACTCTTCAATAGGAAATGAGACATGACAAGTAGTGTAGATAATTTATTTGCAAGAGATGGATTCTGGTGGTGGGTCGGTGTTGTTGAAGACCGTATGGATCCATTAAAGATTGGTCGAGTAAGAGTACGTATTACTGGATACCATATTGCAAACAAACAAGAGCTTCCAACAGATGATTTGCCTTGGGCACTCCCAATGCAACCTATCCTTTCTGCTGCAATTTCAGGTAAGGGTGATGCTCCACTTGGTCCTTTAGAAGGAACTTGGGTAGTTGGATTCTTTGCAGACGGAGCTGAATGTCAGCAACCTATCATCATGGGTACTCTAGGTGGTATTCCAAATACATCTAATGCATGTCAAGCAAGAGCTAAAGAACAAGAATCTGTTAATAATGTAGCAAGAGATGATGCTGGTAATGTTGTTACAGATCAAAACGGCGACGCTGTAGAAAATTCACCACAGCCTACAGTCATAAATGAAACAGAAAGTAATAGCATTTATGTAACACTCCCACCATTAACTCAAGCTGAAATCCAACAGCTTATGTCTGCTATTGGTCAAAGAGAAAGTAGCAGTCAGCCAGGTGGTGCTCAAAATTATACAATAACAAATCAATATGGATATGTTGGTAAGTATCAATTTGGTGCTGCAGCTCTACAAGACTTAGGTTATTTAAGAACTCCAATCCCAAAATCTAATCTCTCTAATTCAGATATGAACACAAATAATCTCTGGACTGGTAAGAATGGAGTTGAGAGTTTAGAAGATTTCAAAGCTAACAAGAACAATGTTCAAGAGTTAGCTATGTTTGAGAATGTTAAAACTAACTATGTTAGGTTAAAGAACTTAGGTGTTATTGATGCTTCTACTTCAACAAAAGAAGAAGTCGCAGGATACTTAGCTACATCTCATCTATTAGGTGCTGGTGGTGCTAGAGATTACAGTCAAGGTGTTAATAAAACTGATGGTAATGGAACAGGTGCATCTGAATACTATGCATTAGGTGTTTCATCTTTAGGTGGCGTTGTTGATAACACTCCAAGAGCAATTGCTCAGTCATCTACACCAAAATCAGGACTTAACAAAGTTGTTGATACATTCCTATCATGGGCAGGTGCTCTAAACAATCCTAAACTAGGTCAGCCTGAAGCATATGGCGATCCTAATAGTGTTTATCCAAGATGTGATTACACAGCAAGACCTGATACTAATAAGTTAGCAACCAACACTGATGACTTAAAAACAACTCCTAATCCTGAAAAAGAAAAGACAAGGATTGAATCAGTAAAGACTGCTAATGAAGCTACTCCAGAATGGCAAGAGCCACCAAGTGCTTATAACGCCAAGTATCCTTATAACCATGTTAAGGAAACTGAATCTGGTCATGTAATAGAACTAGACGATACTCCAAATGCTGAACGTATTCACATTTATCACAGAACAGGAACCTATGTTGAAATAGATAGAGAAGGATCTGTGTCTTATAAAGTGAAGGGTGAAAACTACGAGATCTTTAATAGAAACAATAGAATGTACATTCAGGGCAACCACGATATTACTGTTGATGGTGCTAAAACCTTGCTTGTTAAGAATGCTTTAGATGTAGAAGTCTTAGGTAAAGCTACTATCAATATTAAGAATGATGCCGATGTTAATATATCTGGTACATTAAATCTCAAAGCACAAAACATTAACATTGAAGCTCAGCAAGATATTAATATAAGAAGTGGTAACTATACAAACTTCCTAACAGGCGGCGATCTAAACTATAGAGTTGGTGGAGACGAACAACATCTTGTTGCTGGTGACTATGATCTTGATGCAAGTGATATCAATCTAAATTCAGGTACAGCTAATCCAACTGCAGCTAGTGAAACTGGTCTTGATAACGGAATTATTAGTGACTTATATGGATCTACAGCATCAGCATTTGATGTCACAGGTCTCAATCCACTTCCAGTTGACATTGCAAACACCTTAAATCCATTAGCAAAAACAATTCCAAATGTAACAGGTAAGATAGGATCTAATTTATTTGGTGGTGTATTCTCAGCAGGAGGTATTGCTGGTATCTTAAGTAACACTGGAGTTCCAGGTCTTAATACTGTTCTAGCTAAATCAGGCCTTGGTAACTTCTTTGATATCCTACGCGATACTGGATTTACTAATATAGATGGCTTTGCTGATGTTATGAATCAAACAGGATTTAAAGGCATTAATGAAATCTTAGCTAACCAGGGATTGAGTGATGTAGAAACTATTCTATCCAATGCTGGATTAAACTTAAATTCTGCATTTGGTGATGTTGTTACACAAAATCAAAATTCAATACTATCTGCATTACAAAATTCTGGCTTAGTTCCAGATACATTCTTAGAACAAACTAAAGCTATTGTTGATAACTTTACTAAGAATGGTGTAGCCAGAATTGACGATATAATACCAACATTAAGAGAAACTATTCCAGTATTAAATGAATTTAGTAGTTGGACAGACTTCCCTGATGCTACTCAATTAAGTAAATACTTCACTCTTGGTGATTTAACTAATAGAGTAAGAGAAGTAGGAATGCAATTCCCTCTAACAGAGACAGTAGGGTATACAAAGGATATTTTAGCAGCTAACTTAAAATCATTAGCTGTTAATGCTTTGGATCCAATTAAAGAAAGATATCCAAATGCTGTCATCTCAAATGCATTTATGCCAACGACAGGATATCTCATTGCAAGCGATCCATACAATCCTGTAGCCAAGTTTATTGAAAATGTTCGTCAAAATGTAGATGCAGACACAGCAGATTCTGTAGAAAGAGACTTGGATTCTGTTAATCAATTCAACGTAGGTCGTGCAGCTAACATTCAATTTAAGGGTGCTACGGCTTCTGAATACTTTGAAATAGCTCAATGGATGAAAGAAAACATTGCATATGATCAGATCAGACTTGAATATTCCACATTGGGTACAGCTGAACCTTGGATCACAGTATCACAAAGACGTGAAGGAAATAGACCAATTACTTCTATTGATAAAGTTGTAACAGCTATTAATGGAACAGTTATTGCTAACTATCTTGCTGATTTGAGTGATGCATAATGTCAGTTACAGCAACACCTACCAATCCTACATCAGTCTATGAGCTACAGGTATTCACTCGTACTCTAACTCTAAGTACAGCAGTCACACTTTTAGGTTATACAGTTTTTGCACCAAGTCAGTCTGTTATTTTAATAACTATATCAAGTACAACTCTAACAATTAGTGGGTATTATGATAACATTTTTAATTTACAAGAATGGCGTTATAGAACCAATACAAATGATAGTACAGAATATACAACAAGTGTTTACTATGGATCATTACCATCAGTCTATTACAAAGCCACTGGGTATAAAC